ATACAAGTGCCATGCTTATGCTCCGTTCAGGGTGATCCCGGCGACAGCGAGTGCGTCCTGCTGGGAGATGCGAATCTTCCGGACTGCCGCGTCGGCATCCGTGGTGACGAGGGTGCCGATGGTGACGCTCGCGTTGTTCGTGGTGGTGGGCCCGGTGTGGCCGGCGAGCCCGCCGTTGGCGAACTCGGAGGCCTTGGACAGCTCATAGCCGAAGTCCTTGGCTACCTGCGTGAGGATGGCCAGGGAGCGCGGTCGTTTGCTCTGGGCGTAAGGGATGTAGGCCTCTCCCTGAGTCTCGCGCTCACCCCATATACGAACGGGTCCGCGGCCGGAGGCGATCTGAGCGACGTGCCGCTCGATCCCGCCGTTGGCGTAGTAGCTCACGCCAGCCGGGAACAGACCCTTGAACAGGTCAGCCGTGCTCCGGACTGACCGGAGGATGCTGCCGTTGGCGCTGGTGCCGAACCGGCCGGTGCCGGAGACTTCCGCGCCGTCGAGGTCCGACAGTTCAGAGCGATCCGCGATGGCCTTGAACAGCACCGTGCGGGTGTAGGCTTCAGCGTCCAGCTGGCGCCTGGCCTCCGCGATGGAGATGTGGTCCGCGATGGCCCTCATGATGGCCTCGTAGTCGCCGGCGGCCCCGTTACGGATGGCCTGCAGTGCCTCGGCCAGGCCGGGAATGTCCTTGGCGACCCTCATGATGGCTGAGAAGTCGCCCTCATTCCATTCCTCTTTGGTCAGGCCCTTGAGCCCGTGGATCGCGTCGATGGCCGGCTGCGGCAGGGCTTCGAGCCGGGCCTTCCATTCGGAGTTGACGAAGGCCCTGGCTACAGTATCGGCGTCGGAGACGGCCGCCAGGGCCATGTCCGGGTTGGCGTCGAGCCAGGCCATGAACTTCTGCCCATCGAAGTTGCCCTTGATGGCGACGATCATTGCCTGGGCCTTGGCTGCCGCTTCCGTGGCGCCCTGGAGGCTGACCTGCAGGACCCAGGGGTGGCCGAAGACGGCGTCCCACTGGCCCTGGACCGCCGCGGCGGATACGCCGGAGGCCTCGGCCAGGGCGTCGTAGTCGCCCTTGTGGTCGTTGATGAACGTCTGAGCCTCCGCGAAGGCGTCCGTCGCGTTCTTGCCCTGCTTGATGGCTGCGTCGTAGGCCGCTTTGGCCCCGACCCAGACGTTGTTGACTTCGTCGACGAGTGCCTGGTTGACCTGCATGACAGCCTTGTTGCCGCCGGCGACGTTCAGGAACCCGTTCTCGCCGTAGACGGCGTCACCAAGCTCCTGCATCTTGCCGGCAAGCGGGGTGACCGATTCCTTGAGGTCATCGAATCCGCTGACGTAGGCGCCCAGGGTCTCGGCCGCCGACTGCTTGGCATCCTTTCCGATGAGGAGGTCAAAGGTCTTCCGCATCGCATCGACCTTGGCCGAGCTGGAGGAGAAGGCATCCGTCAGGACGTCCGTGGCTGAGGCTGCGACACCGAACTGGACGTTCGATTTCTTCAGCGCTTCGGTCAGGAAGTTCACGTTCCCGCCGGCGCCTTCGGCTGCGATGCCCATTGCCTTGCTGGCTTCGCCCGTGACGTCCAGCTCGTGCTGTCCCTCTTTGAGGCTGCCCGTGACGTCGCCGAAGATGCCGTTGAGCGCGTTGGCGGCGTCTCTGTTTTCGAGCATTGCCGGGGTCAGTGTGCTGGCGATCGTGCCGCTCCAGGTCGTCGCACCCTTGTTGGCATTCTTGGATGCCTCGAAGTTCTCGTCGTAGACCTTGTTGAAACCGGCGATCTTGCCCTTGACCTCTTCTGCTGCATCGCCGCCTTCGAGGACGGCCTTGGTGAGGGTCCCGACGCCGATGCCCAGTTGGATTGCCTTGTCGTAGGCGCCGGTATCGAAGAGCTTCTTGATGGTGAGCTTCTTCTGGGCGTCATCCACAGCGTGACCCAGCTCCGCTGCCGCCTTGGCATCCTCCCGCAGGGCGGTGGCGTACTCGTTGGCGTACGGGGTTCCGCTCTTCATGCCGGTTGCCAGCTGGGCGATACCGCCGATGGCCAGACCGGTGATGGCGGCCAGCGCGATGCCGACGACAGGGATCATCAGCTGCATCTGGAGGCCCGTGAGGGCAGCCGTTGAGCCGAAGATCTTGAGGGCGGCGTTTACGACCGGGAGCACACCTGCCGCGAACGACATGGCTGAACCCAGTGTGAGGATCCCGGTGGCGATGGCAGCGACCCAGGGGAGCGGCATGCTGGAGATCCACCCCGCTGCCCCGACGGCGATGTCCGACAGGAACTTAATGATCGGGATCATCCCGTCACCGAGGTCCTGCAGGCCGGAGGCAAAGGCCGGGATAAGGGTCTCTGCGATGTCGGTCATGGCTGGGCCCACGATGTTGATGATGCTCGTGCCGATTTGGATCAGGGCGGGCAGGAAGGGTTCCAGGGCAGTGAAGGCCGCAGAGAAAACGGTTGCCAGCTGCTGGAACAGATTCCGGAACAGCGGTCCTGAATCGCGGGCCACTGCACCCAGGAGTTCGCCGAAGGTCTGGAGAATTTCCGAGAGCGGGGCGGCGGCCGGGCGCAGCTCCTCGAACATGGTTTTGACCCCGCCGAGGAAGGCCGTCAGGCCTCTGTCGAGGCCGGAGCTGGAGAGGACGTCGCCGAGCACGCCGATGAACGCGGCCAGGGCCTTGCCGGAGTTGGCGAGGGCGTTGCCCATCGTGACCGAGAAGACATCCATGGCCGGGCCGAGTTTGCCGAGGGCCGCATGGAAGGTGTCCGAGGCCTCCCGGGCTCCCTGGAAAATCCGGGAGAGGTTGGTCTGGAAGCGGTACCCGTTGGTGACGTCCTCCAGCTTGGCCATCATCTGGGCGAACGAGTGCAGGGTGAGTGCACCGGCGCCCTGGGCTGCCTGGCCGATGTTCTCCCAGACGCCGATCAGAGAGACGCCGGCGCCCCAGAGATCCTTGATCCCCTGGACACCCTGGTCGATCCAGCGGTTGAAGGTGCCGTCGGCGGCCAGCCCAGTAACCCAGGCATCGAACTTGCCGGACATGACCTCGAAGGCCTTGCCCATCCGGGGGAAGATGGTTGAGCCGAGCGCGGCGAGGTTGAGGAACGCGGACATGAACGGACCCATGCCGTCCCTGACGTTGTCGAATCCGCGGATCAGATTCGTGAAGAAGACCAGGAAGCCGTCCTCCTGGGCAAACCGGGAGGTGGCATCCACGATGCTGCCGAAGACTCCACCCATGGAGGTGGCGAGGTTGGCCATCCCGTCCCGCACTGCGGGCAGGGCGGTCTCGGTGAACTTCAGCATGTTGTCGCTTGCTTCGGCCCAGAAGTTCTTCGACACGGTCTCGCGGATGTCCTGGAAGATGACCCGCATGTTCGCGGCGGCTTTCTTGCCGGATTCGGTCAGCTTCTCAATGGCCTTGTCGTCGCCGTTCACGGCGGCACCGAAGTCCTTGAACACGCCCTGCATGACGGTCTTCACGGCGGCGAATCCGAGGATCATTGCCGGGGCCAGCAGTGCGGCCATGCGGATGACCATGCCCAGGTCGTTGCCCAGGGAGAAGGCGCTGGCGCTCAGCGAGATAACGCCGGAGGTCAGGGTGTTGAGCCCGACCACGGCGGCAGCCAGGATCGGCAGGTTGCGGTCAAGCGTGCCGATGGACCGGGCGAAGGCCTCAGTCCAGCGGCTGGCGGCCCGCAGGCCGGTGAGCTTGGCAGCGGCCAGCAGGACGCTGGCGTTGTTGAGCTTGACGAAGATCCCGACGGTCTGGTTCTTGGCCAGGGTCTTGATGGCGAGGAGTGCCTTGAGGTAGTCCGGGTGCGAGACCTCGGGCTTGACCTTAACCTTGACCTCGGGCGTTGCCGCCTTGATCATGGCGTCGACCTCAGCAAGGGCCCTCAGCAGGGAGGCTTCGTTGAGTTCGGAGGTGATGTGGAGCTTGTGCTCGATGGGCAGGAGCGCCAGGATCCTGGCCCGTGCTGCCTTGAGTGAGGAGAGGTCGCCCTCTTCGTACTCGATGTGGACCTTCTGCTCGCCCAGCTCCTCCTCCAGCCGGGCCTTCGCAAAGGCCAGGTTCAGGGGATCCAGGGTGGCTTCGAGCTTGAACTTGCCGTGCTTGCTCAGCTCGGCATCAATCTCCGCGATGGCCTTCTTCAGGCCGGCCACGTTCCGGTCGTACTCGAACGTGACGGGGATTTTGGCCATGGCCGCCTCGATGTCGGCGCGGCGCCACGCCAGCTCGAACGGGTTCACGCCGACTTCGATCTTGACCTCGTCGATCGAGGCCATCGCCTTGTCGATCTCGTCAAGGACCTTCTGCATGGAGGCCCGGTCGTGGTTGTAAGAGATCTCGATGGTCTCCTGGACGTCCTTCAGATCCGCCACCAGCTTGGCCCGGGCTGCCAGCAGGCTCTCCTCGTCCAGCAGGGCTTCGATCTCAAGCTTGGTGCGGACCTTGTCCAGCTCGGCGTCGATCTCCTTGATCGCCTTTTCCAGGCCGGCCTTGTTGTTGTCGTACCGAAACTTCACCGGAAGGTTGTCGATGGCTTCCTTGACGGCCGTACGGGCGGCAATCAGGGAGGCCTCGTCGGCGGAGACGTAGAAGGTCTGGTCCTTGAACTTGGCCAGCTCCGCGTCGATCTTGGCGAGAGTCTCCTCCAGCGCGGCGCGGTTCTCGTCGTACTCGAACTTGATGGTGGACCGTGCCTTGATCTCAACTTCGTCACCGCCTAGCTTGGCGATGTTGAGCTTCATCTCTTTTTCAAGCTCGTCCAGCTTCTTCTTGCTGGTCTTGAAATTGATGGTCTTTTCGAGCTTCTGCCGGCGGATCTCTGCGATCTTGGCCAGGACCTCGTTGTAGCCCTTCTCGTCCTGGGCGTAGGTGATCCTGACCTTGGCCTTTTTGGCCAGATCCTCCAAGTCCTTCTGGGCCTGCTTGATGCTGCCCTCGTCGTTGAGATCGAACTCGATCTTCTTGGTCGGGGCCAGCATGGAGTCGAACTGCTTCTGGGCGGCCCGGACGGAGTCATGGTCGAGCTTGACGTTCCAGGTGACCGTCTTGCCTTCAAGCTTCTTCTCAAGCTTCTCGGCGTCCTGCTCGACCTTGCCCTCATTAAGCTCGGCCTCGACCTCGACCTTGGCCTTGACGTCGCGCAGTTCCTTCTTGATCTGCTTCTGCGTGTCCTCGCGGAAGCCGCCCGCGTCAGGGCGCACCTTGATTGCGACGGCGCCCACTAATTTCAGGTCAGCCACCAGGCCACCCCATCTTTCTGAGAACGTCGAAGTTGTTCTTGGGTTCCTTCGACTGCTTGGATCCCGCTTCGCGCCAGTCGGTGGGGCCCACGGTGGGAAAGTCCGGCGGCCCGGCCTTGCCCCAGTTCCCTGAAACAGCGATGTGCGAGTAGATTGCGTTGATTTGCATGGCCTTCAGGCGGCGGTCCAGTGTCCAGACGCGCTGATCCATGACTGCCTCGGTGCGCGGATCCGTCAGGGGGGTTTCCTTGTCGTTCTTCTCGGCGCGGTCTACTTCCATAGCTGCGACGAAACGGCTACCCTCGGGGAGATTCCGGATCATGGCGAAGATCAGGGTGATAGAGGAAAAGACCTCGCCAGCTATGAAGCTGACGAGGTCAAAGTTCCAGTACTCCTTGAGATCCAGGAAGAGTTCCTCGCCATACCCGGACTCGATCAGCTCTCCGAGGGCGAGGCTTCCCCCAGTTCGGTCTTCGCGGAGTATTCGGTGAAGACGAACAGCCAGATCCCCAGGTCTTCCTTGCCGGCGAACTTCGCCAGCGCGGCATGGTCACCCGGGGAGCGTTCGGCTGCCTTCAGGGCATCGGAAAGGATGGTCACCATCAGCTCGGGCTGGTCGACGTCGGTATCATCCGGCAGCGCCTCGATGCGCTTCTGAATGTCCATCGCTGCCGCGATGGCCTTGCGCTTGGACTTCGGCAGCCGGAACACCGGCTTGAAGCCAAGGACCTTTCCGTCCTCGGCTTCGATCTCAAAATCTGGGTACTTGGATTCTGCGCCCCTGCGCAGGTCATCCAGGGAAAGTGCGGACATTCACGGACTCCTTCATTGGTTGCTTGCGGACGGGAATGTCACCGAACGGTGACAAGTAGGGCCTGTGAGGCCGGGGTCCGCACCCGGCCCCACAGGGGTCTGGTGGCTACGGCGCGGCGATGGCCACGGAGGGGGCGGAGGTGTATCCGGACCCGCCCGCGGTGACGTTCACTGCGGTAACCACGCCTCCGGTCACGACCGCCGTGGCGGCAGCGCCGGTCCCTGCGCCACCGGAGAAGGTGACAGCGGGAACGCTGGTGTAGCCGGAACCGCCGGAGGTGATCGTTACGCCGGTCACTTCGTCGTCCGTGATGAGGGACGTGGCGGTAGCGGTGGAGAGGATGACTGCCGGGGGCAGCCACTTGAAGGCGTAGGTGTTAGCGCCATGCTGCAGCG